CGCGATGGCGATGAGTGGTGGTTTGAGTTCGATCTGCCGGACAGTGCTGCCGTGAGCCACCAGCCCGGGGATCTGGAATTCCTGCGCCGCGACGCTGATGGCGTGCCCATGATCACGGGCCTGACAGAATCATCGGCACTGGCCTCGGTGATCAGATGCTGGGGACCAGATGCCAACTGTTGGTTCTCAGACGGATCTGATAAATATCCTGGCACGGGAGAATGACAACATGCCGGACACAACAGATATAGAAAAAAAGAGCCTGGAAGCGCACGTGGAGCTGTGCGCCGAGCGGTACAGGTTCCTGGAAAACAAACTGGACACAGTGGATCGTAAGATCACGGCTCTGGAAGACATGATGAAACAGATGTATGACATGATCAATGAGATTAGCCATCGCAGGAACGATCAGATCGTGACCTGGGGTGTAGCTGGCATAGCCCTGCTGATAGGTATCATAGGCTATTTGCTGTCAGTGTACGTGATAAAATGAATCAAGCACTGGAACACAAGGTGCAACAGATGCTGGCATCAGATCTTGTGCTGGCAGAGAGCAACATGATCATACCCTGCTCTCCTGGCGTATACGATGTGTTTGGACGCTGGAAACTGCGCGATCAGCAGCATCAGGTAGAGATCACCGCGCGAGACCGGCTCATAGGCCAGTTCAGCAACGTGAGATCCGCCCTGAGCTGGTGCATAGCAGAGAAATATCGGCAGCACGAACTGGCCCACAACATACGGAATCTGGATCGGGATCTACAGAGATTCCACGCAGCGCATGACGTTTATCGCGAGATATGGACCCGCATCACCGATCCCCAGCGCCGCTGGGTGGTCGGCGTCAAGAGCGATGAAGCCACCCTCCGGTATCGCCAGGCCGCCGAGAGGATGTCGATATATGTGAGCCGGGCTAAATACTTGCAAATAAGAGGATTCAACGATGAAATTGCACGAACTCGGCGCCCAGCGCCCCACAGAACAAGCCGCGATGGTGTTAGAAAATCAATCCGGAAAAAGGTTTGATTTTTCAGTGATAGGCCCTCGCAGGGCACAAGGCATGCTCACGCAAGTACGACGCCTGATCACCGAGCATCGACGCAGTCCTGATTTCCATCGCAGCCAGCAGGATCCCGCGTATCTGCAGCTCATGATCATGGAGCAGGCGCTGCGATCCAGGGTAGAAGAGATGGGAGAAGTCACAGTGGCACCTGATCCCAAATCTCCCGAGGCCGAGCAGTTGAGAAAGAAATCACAGACTGCTCCCAACTCCTTGACCACGCAAGACAAAGCCAAGTTACAAGCCTTGGGCGCCGTGGATCCCAAACAAGTCCGAGAAGGTGGCAAAAGATCGCGCATGGTTCGCGAACAGAGCGAACTGCAGCAGGCACAGGTGGTGTTGGCCGCGCAGGACATGATCGATCGCGTGCAGGGCATGCTGGAAGACATATCCGAGATGCAGTTCAAGGATCTACCGGCCCTGGCCGATTCCATCAAGAACGACATGGGAGTAGATCAGAGCACGCAGTTCCAGAGCGCGGCCTCCACGGCTTTCACCACTCTGCTGCAAGCAGTGCAGGCCGGCAAGACCGAACTGGAATCAGCACAAGGTGTGCTGACGGGACAGCCCATGGTGATGCCCGGCAGCGAACCAGCGACCGGTGCGGAACAGGGCATGGAACCTGGCATGGAACCTGGTACAGAACAGGGCATGGATCTCAGCCTTGATGCCAATCTCGAACCAGATCAACAACAACCCGAAACTGGCACCGCGGCCCTGGGCCGTGAGCGCAGATAATCATGCTGATACGCGAGGTAGCGGGAGCTGAAGCGCAGACTCCTCGGCTCTTTGCCCTGGCTGAATTCTTCGCCCATCGCGCCCGAGATCAAGCAGTAGAACCTCGCATCAGCCGTGCTGCCTTCGTCAAGCTGGCATCCCGCCTGGGTATCTCGATCACGCCCGGCCAGCTCAAGGACATGAGCAAACAACCACCCCTGGCGGGTATCATACAGGATGTCACCGGCAGTGATGACAAAGATGATGGTGAGGTGATATTCCGCGGTGCCGACACCGGTCCGGGCACAGATCAGGACAACGCTGTGATGACCCCAGACCAGGCTCGGGACACCGTGGATGCGATGTCTAAACGAGCAGCGCTCAAGGACTTATGATCATGGAAACTTTATTATGGATCGCGGTAGGTGCTTTCATAGGTTGGAATTTCCCACAGCCCTGGTGGGCACGCACTTTGCAATCACGCGTGGTTGACTTCTTCCAGAAATCCAAGTAAACCGCACAGGCTGGAGCACCAATCATAAATACTTGTATGAAAAACAAGTATGGTATCCAGGCCACATGCAAACATTGCAGCAACACATTTACCACCCGGGCTAGATTCGTCGATTACTGTTCGACGCCTTGTAAAAATCCCATCAACAGACCTGGACATATTCCTTGGAATACCGGTTTGGAAATGACCGAAGAATACAAATCTACCAAGATGAATATTGAGGGCCTCAAAAAAGGACATGGATGGAACAAAGGTATACCAAATCCAGAACAAAAACAAAAATGGACCGGTTCTGGAAATCCAAATTTTGGTGGCGGAGTAAGCAACCAACGTAAACGAACTGGTTCTTTATCAAACCCTGGAGAAAAGAATGGAATGTGGGGTAAAAAGCATTCCGATGCTGTTAAAGAAATTTGTCGCCAAGCAAAAATTAAGAACTTCAAGGATGGTATATATGCTTCATCAGTGTCAAAAGGTGAACTTGAATTACTTGAAAAGCTCCGAAAACAATTAGGCTAAGTGGTTCATCAGTTTACAGTACCGAATTATCATAGAGTGTATGATTTTTATATTCCTTTGTTGAATCTTATTGTTGAATATGATGGCGATTATTGGCATCAGAGGAAAAATACCTAAATAAGGATTCAAGAGATACAGCAAAGGCTCTCAAAAAAGGATTTAAGATATTCCGGTATTGGGAGTCAACAGTTAAGCAATTAGGTGTTGACAATATCTTAGAAGATATTGTAAAATTAAGAGGTGAACACGTCAGAAAATTAAAGGAGACGTAGAATGGCTTATAGCGAAAAAGTTATTGACCATTTCGAAAATCCCAGGAACGTTGGATCATTTGATAAGGAGGATACGCACGTTGGGACCGGCTTAGTCGGCGCCCCAGCGTGCGGCTGAATTTGGTGACGTTCTTAAACTCCAAATCAAGGTCAACGACCAAGGTATTATCGAAGACGCCCGGTTCAAAACCTATGGGTGTGGATCAGCTCTGGCAAGCAGTAGCTTGGTAACAGAGTGGGTCAAAGGACTGACGTTAGAGGAGGCCGGGGAGATAAAGAATACTGCTATCGCGCAGGAACTTTCTCTCCCCCCTTAGCTTGTGAAAATCCATTGCTCCATTCTGGCTGAAAGCGCGATCAAAGCGGCCATAGAAGATTACCGCAAGAAAAAAGCATCGAGAGACCAATGACCGCTATCATGGTGTATTGGGCGCTGGTGGTGGCCAATGATCCTGGTTTCGTGGGTTCCGTGCACCGGACACTGGAACCCTGTGATCGCCAGGTGCAGGAGTTGAAAAAATCGGGTATAGAAGCTGCCTGCTACCCCACCACGCAGCCCGATGTGCTGTCCGCCACGCATCAGTTACGATCTCTTGCCACTTTATTACATGATAAATCTCACTGACATCGCTGCCGAAAAGATAAGAGCCCAGATCCAGCGTCGCGGACGCGGGCTTGGTGTGCGGGTGGGCGTCAAAACCACTGGATGCTCGGGCCTGGCTTATACTTTGGAATTCGTGGACCAAGAGCAGGGCCAGCAGAGATGCGTGGCACACTATGACAACAATGGTGTGAGGGTCTATGTCAACCCCGAGCACTTGGTGTACCTGGATGGCGTCACCATCGACTATCAACGTCATGGCCTCAACGAAGGGTTTGAGTTCATCAACAGTTTAGAAAAAGACCGCTGCGGTTGTGGAGAAAGTTTTCGGGTCTAGTATTTGCTCACTGGCCAATCTATGCCAGCGGGCATGTCCCAGATCTGTTTGCGTTCTACACCTTTCCTTTGGGCGAATCTCTTAGCGTCACAATTTGAGCAGCAGTGGAAGTAGTTGTTGCTCAATCTCTTACGAGAGATCTTTTTCAACTCTCTCTCAAATATCAGATCACAGTTATCACAACGAAATATCGCAACAGTCCGAGGTCGAGAGTACTGATGCTCTAGGCCCAATTTACTCGTGCGTGTATAAATTTCTGTTCGTGTCTCTGTCTTTAAGAACATCAGTTATTTACATACGGCTTGTAGAATTTTGGGCTAAATAATGCACAACCATTATTCCAAGGTGACACATGGCAAGAAAACCCATTGATATCGGTGCTATCGGCAATGACGGCACTGGCGACAGCATACGCGACGCATTCCGCAAAGTAAATGATAACTTCCGAGAACTCTACAGTTCCTTAGGGCTAGGCGACCGACTGCAATTCATCGGACTAGATGACACGCCGGAGACCTATGTAGGTTTTGAAAACAGCATATTAGCAGTGAACTCCACCGAAGAAGGTATTATTTTCAAGAGGCTGATCGCCGGTGCTGGAATACAGTTAGACTTCGCATCAAACCAGAATGAGATAACGCTAAACAATTTACTCTCAGACATCTCCGGGGATACTAGGCCCAATCTCGGTGGTGCATTAAACGTAGAATCCGGTACGGTTAGATATCCTATGGGTAATCTCATAGACCTTAGATCTACGGCGGAAACAGCAGCAGCGAAAACACTGATGCAGGTCGCGCACGGATTTTCCAGCGCATCTGCAGATAGATTAGTTGCCAACAAAGGATATGTTGATACTAAAATCGCCTTAGAGGGGGTGAATGCCATAGATCCTGATACAGGCGCATCGGATTCTAGGTTCGGGACGATGACTGGTCCTTTGATCTTATCT